TTCATTGGATTGATGTCGATGAGATTGAGGAAATTAAAATCCTCATTGTTGATAATCGAACCAGCGACCTTGCAACCTACGACCCACAGGAGTTGAACAAACTTCTCACGACGACAAACCTTAAAGGCACGGGTTTTAGTCCTGAAGAAGTGGCTGAGATTCTCGCGGGGGGAAAATCCAAGCCTGGGCATATTCCTGTGGGTCGTTCTACAATCCGAGTTGGCGAACACTCGATGAGAGTTCATACTGAAGATTTGAATGAATGGGCTAACGCTATCTATAACTGGACAGACATCGCGCAGTTATTGGGCTTGCCAGTTGAAGCATGTTCATTGGAGGTAGAATAAACACATGGAGAAAAAACTAGGTAAGCGTTGGCTCATGTGGGGACGCACAGGCGGACTTGCTATTGGTTTCACCATCTCGAAATATAACTGTTATTTTGAATTCGGATTTTGGTACATTGGGATGGAATTTTAATGACAACCGATGGCATGAAGCGATTCAAACACCTGCTTTGCCAATTCGGTAAAAATTATTTATGGCGAGTCAAAGATGCTCAACAAAGTTATTGGGTTGTAATTTGTACTAAATGTGGGTACGAGAAGGATATGAAATGACAACCTCAGTTGAAAAGAAGAATGTAGCCAAGCCAAAGAGTAACGCTGGACGAAAGACGGCATTGCTCCAACCAAACCTTGAACAAACATTGCTTGACTACATCCGTATTGGAACACCTGTTCGAATTGCAGTTACTACCGCTGGAGTATCTGAGCAGACTTTTTACTCCTGGATAAATCGCGGAATGGCAGAACGAGAGAGATTGAAACTGGTCAAAGGGGCTAAATCTAATCCAACTGAAGTTGTATTTCTTAAATTTCTTGAGCAAGTTGAGCAAGCAAAAGCCGAGGCTGTTACAAAGAAAGTCGCAGTTATCGCTAAGAGCGGTAACGAGGGAGACTGGAGAGCAGCAGCATGGTGGCTAGAACGCCAGATGCCTGAAGAGTTCGGAAAGACGGACAAACTAGAAATTGGTGGCAACAATGGCGAACCTATTAGGATTCAGGTTGAAATGGGCGAGTTAGAAATGAAGATTGCCAAAGTCTTAGCGATTCGTAAGAGGTAAAAATGGGTGAACGGCTCGTAGACCTCGTTCTCAATGCCACACCTGAAGAGCGAACAAAGATTTATCTCTCACTTACAGATGATGAGAAGTACGCGCTATCGGTAATCCTTGATGCTGAGTTAGAAAATCCTTGGGCTAGATGGGAAAACGACCCTGTTGGCTTTATTGAAGATGGATTAGGGGAAACCTTATGGTCCAAGCAAAAAGATATTCTGGATTCGATTCGAGATAACAAGAGAACCGTAGTGCCAGCATGTCACGCACCTGGAAAGTCTCACCTTGCAGCCCGAGCCGTTGCATGGTGGATTTCAGTTCATCCGCCTGGGACAGCGATTGCGATTACTACGGCATCAACTTTCAAACAGGTCCGAAACATCATGTGGGCGCAGATTCGAAAAGTTCACACTAGCCATGACTTGCCAGGTGAAATTCTGACAACCGAGTGGAAAATGGATGGCACGGTAGTTGCCTATGGTTTCCGCCCTGCCGATAACAATGAGGCAGCAGTTCAGGGTATCCACGCACCTCACCTCTTGATTGTGGTCGATGAGGCTGGAGGTATCTCGGACAAGATTGGTGGCGCACTTGAAGCGCTTATGACGGGTGGACACACACGCCTTCTCGTATTGGGAAACCCGCCTACAGACCAAGAGCAGTCATGGTTCGAAAGAATCTGTGCGAGTCCGCTTTACAACATCTTGCCCATTAGCGCTTTTGATACGCCAAACTTCACGGGTGAGGAGACTGGTCAATGTCGGTCATGTCCATCCCATGTGGAGGCGCATGAAGTTGCAACGCACCTAGTAGACCAAACCTGGGTCGATGATGTAATCAGCGAGTTCGGCGAGGATTCTCCATTCGTTGAAGCCCGTGTCCATGCACGATTCCCACAAACGGGAACAGGAAAGGTCATTCCCTACCATTGGGCTGAGTTGGCAACACAAAACGAAGAGATGCTGGAAAGCGCAGTTATCCGATTGGGTGTGGATATTGCATCCGATGGTGGAGATGAATTCGTTATCGCCAAGGCTGATGGTTATGTCGCCTCGATTATTCATCGCAGTTCGGGCAAGGTCAATGCAAACGCTGTAGATGTCGCGGGTGTGGTTATTGGTGAGATTGAGAAGGCAGTTGCCATCCATAAGGACAGAGGCTTATCTGATTTAGTTCGCGTCAAGATTGACACGATTGGAGTTGGCTGGGGTGTCGTATCGCTTTTGGATAGATGGGTAAAAGAGCGCGGATTGCGAGCGCTGATTATCGGGGTCAATGTAGCCGAGAAGCCTAAAGACCAAACTAAGTTCAAGAATCAAAGAGCCGAGATGTGGTGGAACGCTCGCACCCTGTTGCAGCCCCGAGATGATAAGCAAGAATTGCGCCTTGATGTTGATAGACAGGTTTTGGCGCAGTTGGCAGGACCGACCTATAAATCTGATTCTTCAGGTCGCATACAGATTGAAGCCAAGGCTGAGATGAAACGGCGTGGCGTTCATAGCCCTGACCGTGCTGAAGCGATACTTCTCGCAGTATACGAAAACAAAAACATAATTCCCGCCGTTGCACCTATCTCGATTGGACAAGCGAATCCATGGACAATGTAAACCGCTCCGACTTTGATTTAGATTTACGGTACGGGCAAGAGGGTGAGTCCTACATTAAATCTCTACTAAACATTGAGACTGTTGAGGTCAAGCGAGATAAGCGCTGGAAAAATACTGGAAACCTTTACATCGAGGTTTGGTGCTGGAGTGATAAGAATTCCGAATGGTATCCATCGGGATTACAGGCAACCAAGGCGACGCATTGGGCTTTCGTGCTGGAGGAGATGGCGCTGATTGTGCCTACCGACCAGTTGAAGAAAACCGTTGAGAAGTACGGTCATCCGATTGAGTGTTCGATTCCGCCTAATTACTCAAAAGGCTATCTGATAAAAGTTACAGACTTGCTTCAGGTGGCTCGGGGTTTCTAAGCGCTAATCTTTTTAATCCATAGTTGATAGTCCATCCTTACAAAATAATCCTTACCAAAATACATTTTAAGAATCTCTAATTTTTCTGAATAGAGTTTTAAGAACAAATCAATTCCGATGCCTGGGTTCATATCGCTTTGATGCTCCCATAGGTAATCATCAAATGCCATGAGTCCGCCAATTTTTAGGTGGTCCCAAGCAAGTAGACCATCAACGAGGACGGCTTTTGCAGCGTGGTCCCCATCGATATAGATAAAGTCATATTGCTTATCATGAGTTTGAGCCAACCAAGCATGGCTAGTGGATTTAACCTTGATTACCTTATCGCCATACGGTTGAATTTTTTGGTCATATTCTTTTTCAATTTCGGTCAAGTTATAGCCCGCTGTAGAAATGTAATTCGGTGGGATGTCTAAATCCCAAACATCAACATCTGTCAGGGTAGAAGTTTTGTGAGTGAGGACATTTTCCATAAGCCAGACAGAGGCATCACCAGTCCATGCTCCGACTTGTAGAAAGTGTTGGTTAGGTAATCCCGCATACTGTTCAAGTACGGCGTTGAATGTGTTAGAGGCAATACCTGTAAACCAATCAGGGTGTGATTGCGTCATGCGGGGTTAATAGGGGTCAGGAAATCGACTAATTGCTCGACGATAACAACATCCCTAGTAACGCCATCGCGGGTCATGAGATGACCGTACTCTGAAGCAAACGCTTGAACCTCTTTAATGATTCTCTCTCGTTCAGTTAGTGCCACGATTCTTTTCCTTCCATTCTTTGACAATCTCCATGCCTTTTTCAAATCCATGTTCGTTCAAGATTATCTGACATTGCCTCAAAGTTAAACCTGTGTGTGGATGAGATGACGAGAGAATCCCCTTGCCAAACTCATCCACTAGGTCGTTCAGTATCTCGTCACTCACGCTATGACGCTTTCAGGCTGGATGTCAAAGACGGTCTCATAGAGCAGTTGCCCGCCCTCCCAATCATTCCAGTCGCCATCTGATTTGATTTCGATAGAATCACCAAAGATTTTCTTTGCATGGATAAGGCTTGCAGTAACAACAGAGTCGTAAGGCTTTTGTGCAGTTTTGCAGAAATCGAAGCCTTCATCACCGAGTCGGATTCCGAAAGTTTCGTGTCCGCCTTCTCCAACACCGTTGAGCGCGACAAGAGTTTCATCGATGTTTGGCGCATCAAAACCCAAACCGTTGCCGAGTGGAATCCCAGCCTCGATTGCAGTTTCAACAATTGCCTTGACTCCCTCTGTCCACTCCTTGAATTGAGCAGATGTGAGTTCTTCCTTGATTGTCCAATAATGTGTGTATCCCATTTACTTCTCCTCCTCGTATCCGTCGAACCAAACTCCAGCCTCTCTAGTGTTTGGGTCCTTGCAATGTGCTTGAGCCTGTTCAAGTGTGAGTCCACGCTTGATTACCTTGGTGTCGTTATGGGCTGCCCACATACGAATGATGTAATAAGTCTTTGCCATTATGCACTCTCCTTTCCGATAAGAACATTCCAGTTCTTTTTTTGAGCAACCTCGACGCAGTTCATACGCCATGCGTGAGCAGTATCCGAGAAAGTAATGCTCAATGAATTGATGAATGAGATTGGAGCCTCAAAGTACAAAGGTCCTTCCTCTTCAGGAATGTATTTAATAAATACAGTTCCTTTCTTACGCTTGGTCAAAACGACCATTGCGCTGACATAACCTGAGTCAATGCGCTTTAAGGAAATGTAGAAAGCCTTTTGACCGAATACGGTCTTGCCTTCAACAATTTTGCCAACCTCATAGACATGACCCAATATGCGCTTTGCGTCATATTCGACAAACTTTTTAGTTGTGATATTAGAACTTACTGAAGTTGATACCCACCCCATTTAAGCCACCGCCTTTTCTTGGATAATGTTTTGAACAGTTTCAGCGTGTTGCTTGAAGATTGACTTGAATAAATCTTCTTCGCCCTTGATGTACTTTCCAATATCTGTAATGCTGAATTCGCGCTTGTCATACGCTTCCCCAGCCTTACCGCTTTTCAAGATGGATACATAACTCACCTTGATGTGAGCCTCTGGGATATAAGAACCTTCTCC